TCCAGGCGCAATTCCCGCCGGCCCGTGGCCGAGTCAAGCCAAGCAGGCGACCCCCGGGGGCAGGGACCGCAGCCAGGAACAGAGTCAAAACCAGGGAAAAGAGGGAAAATAACCCCCTTTTCTATCTCGATTTTTCCGCTGACGCCATGTGGCTTCTGAAAGGCCACTATGGCACAAACACAGAAGGCGGAATTTCTCGAAGTCGCGATGTGTTCCGGCTCCCTGGCTGTTGACCGGGAGGCGGGAGTCGTTCGCGGCGTCCGCATCATCTCTCCGGAATCTCGCCGGGGGAGGCGCTATCCCACCTCCGTGCTCCAGGAGGCGGCTCCTCTTTATGAGGATGCCCCTTGTGGAGTTGGTCACGGACGGGATGGAAAGAGCATTCCGTCCGGTACCGATTCCGGCACCCTGGGCCGTTTTGCGTGGCTCTCAGGCGTCCACGAGGAAGGGGGCGGTCTGAGTGGTGACTTGAACGTCATTAAGTCCCACCCGTTCGCCGGCACGCTTTTCGAGGCGGCCGAGCGTCATCCTTCGCTCTTTGGACTTTCCCATGCGGCCATCGGCGATTTCCGCTGGGAAGGCAACACCCAGGTTGTCACCAAGATCACGCGGGTCCATAGCGTCGATGTTGTCGATTCCCCCGCAACCACAAGCAGTCTATTCGAGTCCGAAGGAGACCGTCCCGTGAAGAAAACGCTGGCCGAAGTCATTCAGTCCCAGACAGTAAGGGACGGGACGATCAACCTGCTGGCCGTCGTCGGCAAGACCTATCCGCAAAAGATGCTGGAGGCGATCGAGGTGACGGCCGACACGGAGGCCGGTCTGCCCGATGCCGCCGAGACAGCGCTCGCGGAGGCGATCAGTTCCGGGAAACTCGTTCTCGCTGCCGAAGGTTCCGACAAGAAGCCGGCTGCCGATCCCGATCTCGCCAGCAGAATCACACTCCTGGAGGCCGAACTTTCCGTGCGCCGGCTCCTGGAGACCAGCGGAATCAAGGCCGACGACGCCAAGGTCGCCATTCTCATGGAAGTCTCCAAAGAGCAGAACCGAAGAGTCCTGATTGAGGGCTGGAAGGCTGCGGCAATCCGCCAGAAGCCAGACAGCCTGCCTGCCGGAAAACGCGACGACGGCGACCAGAAACTCCCTGAGACAGGCAAGGAAACGGCGTCCTACCTTCGCTCCTGAAGCAAACCGCGGCTGCGGTGCCGCTTCCGGAATCCCCGACACGACGAGACACGAAAAGACACAGCGAGGTCTGAACCATGCCTAAGACGATTTACCCCGAATTTGAGGGCCTCCGGTTGGCCCGCGACTTCTTCTTCCTGGACCATTTCCTGTCCTATGTCGATGCGGGGTTCTGGACGAAGGCCATCGCCGACACCGGATCGGTCGCCGCAACGGACGCGCATGGCGGCGTCTTGGCGATCATCCCCTCCGACGCCACGGTCGTCGACAACGACCAGGCCAGTATTGAGTCCACGAAGGAAATCTTCCTGTTCGGGGCCAACAAGCCGTTCGCCGTCGAGGCGGACATCCAATTCACGGAGGCCAACGTCGATGACGCCAATGTCGCCTTCGGCGTAATGAACGCCTCGCCGACCGATCGGGCCCTCGGGGACACCGGCGCCGGCCCGATTGCCACGACCCACTCATCCATGATGATCTACAAGGTCCTCAACGGCACGGTCTGGAAGTGCGAGAGTTGCGTCGTCACGACGCAGACCATCACCGCGAGCACCAAGACGGCCGGCGGTTCCGCGTATCAGAGGCTCCGCGTCGAGTACCAGCCGATCTCGGCCACCCAGGGCGAATGCTCCTTCTATGTGGATGGCGTGGCCCTCGTGGACAGCAACGGCAAGCAGATCAAGCACACGATCACCTTCGCCTCTGCGACCGAGATGAAGGTCTTTCTCATCCAGAAGAACGGTGCCAACACCAACGTCGAGACCCTGCTGGTTCACCGGGTCGCCCTCCAGGGATTGACCTAAGAACCCGAACGAAACGATCGTCGCCGGCAACCGCCGGCCCATCGCATCAACACCGAACTCCAAAAGTAACTGGCCCGTTTGACAGAGAGGAAAGACGTATGGCCTACATGAAAACCGCCAAGCTGCGGCAGCTCTACACCAAGGCGGGACCCTCCCGGTGCCAGGAACTTCTGACCGAGGCCCTCGCTGACGGGAGCCTCAAGCCCGAAGACTTCTCGCTCCGTGAGATGTTCGAGGCCCTGGTGGTGGACGAACAGGGAAACGTGATCGGCGGCGATCTGGTCCGGATGATGGACCCCCGTAAGAGCGCCGGTTTCTCCTTCCTGGAGGCCGGGGCGTCGGTAAGCACGACCGCGTTCAGCAACATCACCGGCCAGATCGTTTACTCCCGGATGCTGGAGGAATACAAGCGGGCGTCTCCGCTTACGGATTCGCTCTGTACGACAATCCCGACTGTCCTGTCCGGCGAGAAGATCCCCGGAATCAGCGGACTCTCCGATGACGTGGAAAATGTCGGCGAAGGGAAAGAGTACCCGCACGCCGGAGTCTCCGAAGAGTACATCGAGACTCCGCTCACGATCAAGTCCGGCCTGATCGTGGATGTGACCAAGGAGGCCGTTTTCTTCGATCGTACCGGATTAGTCCTCAGACGGGCCGCAGATACCGGGCGCATCCTGGGCGTGAACAAGGAAAAGCGGATCCTCGACGCGGCGATCGGAACGACCAACAACTACAAGTGGAAGGGCACGGCCTACAACACCTACTACGCCACTGGCGACAGCGGGCCGTGGACCAACAAGAACACCATCGTGTTCGCCGATTGGACGGACGTCGACACGATGGACCTTCTCTTCGACGGACTGGTCGATCCCGTAACCGGCGAGCCGATCATCATTGGTGGCCGGGATCTGCTGGTGCCCAGCGCCCTGCGGTCCACGGCCGCCAGGCTCCTCAACGCCACGGAAATCTGGAATGTCGGAAACATCGCGGCTGGCACCCCGTACTACAACACCATCGGCGGGAACCCGCTGGCTGGACGGGGGATCAACCTCCTCACGAGCCCGATGGTCAAGGCCCGATCTAGTTCTGCGACCGCCTGGTGGTACGGCGACTTCAAGCGGGCCTTCGCCTACATGGAGAACTGGCCGATCACGGTGGTCCAGGCCCCCAGCAACAACGAGGCTGAATTCAACCGGGACATCGTGGCCCAGTTCAAGGCCAGCGAGCGGGGCGTGGTTGCCGTAATGGAACCCCGTTACGTGACCTACTCCACCGGGGCGTCCGGCTAACCCTGGGTGCGTCACTCACCGGGGGCAGCGCACTCGCTGCCCCCGTTTTCTTATCGCAACTGAAGAACGAAATGAGGAGCAAGATATGCCCCGCTATGACGTACATGGGGTCCTGGGCCATCCTGCCGACATCGACCCGCAGGGCACCTGGCGACGGAAAGCAAACCTGATCGTCGAGAGCGCCGCCAACCGGACGCAGGCAATCAACAAGTTCTGTGCGGAGTTCCTGCGGGAGGGCATTGTCCTGGTCGAGGCGAATGTCACGGAGATCGGCAGGTCCGATGGGGGCAGCGGAAACGAGTCGGCGACTGAAGCCGTTTCGGGCCCCACCGTGGCGGCCACCCCGGAAAAGGAAGTGCCGCCCTGGAAGAAATGACACATGGCCCTGCTTGACGACCTGATCGCCGCCAGGGATGGAGCTGTTGCCAAACTAAAGGAAGCGATGACCGTAACTGGGGCTGCCGGTGGCATCCCGAATGCCGACGCCAGCGGAGTCGATCACGGGGAGTACGTGCGCAGGTTGCGGGAAACGATCACGGATCTTAACGAGCAGATTTCAACGGCCGGCGGCCCGTGGGAGGAGATCACGGGATTCTGGCCTGGGTAGGTGGGTGGTGACGTACCTGACTGACATCGCCGGAGATTGGGCCAATAGGTGGGTGGTGACGTACCTGACTGACATCGCCGGAGATTGGGCTAATACGGCGGGCGTCGTGGACCTGACGCTCGATCCGGTCGATGGTGGCGCCAACACCACGGAAGTCAAGGCGATCCTTGACCCGCTTGGCCCGAACTATCGGGACCTGGCCGGAGGGATTGCCGCCATTGCGCCGACCGATGTGGTCTGGTTCCTTTGGGACGTCACCCTGGATGATGCAATTCCGGAGCGCGGGGACGTACTTCAAGAGTCAGACGGGACGCGATGGACGGTCCTATCCTTCTCGCCGATCCGGGCTGAGGGGCAGGTGATTAAGTGGCGATGCCTGTGCCGTGAGGAGGAGTGATGGCAACTGAAGTGATACCCGCCGAAACACTAGAGGCGTGGATCGCTGACGTCTGCGATAAACTCCAATCGGCCGACCTGGGAGCGTCGATGAACGAGTGCCTGCCGCTCTTGTCGGAGGGCTTCGCGAGGAACTTCCTCAACCAGGCCGGAAGCACCGGGGGTGGTTGGCCGGCGAGAAAACGAGTGGGCGACGGGCACGAACTCCTCAATGAAACCGGGGCCCTGGCTGGCGCTACGCAAGTCGGCGGTTCCGGGAACGTTTCCGAGACGACCGGCCGCACGCTGGCGATCGGCGTAGACAAGTCCGTCCGGGACGGCGGGATTCCCGGGGCGGCCGCGCATAACTTTGGCTATCCGGACAAGAATATCCCGCCGCAGCGGGAATTCCTTTACGCAGATGACGAAACCCTCGACCGGATGGCCGAGACCATTGCCGACGGCGCCCTGGAGGCAGTCTTCGGCAGTTAAGCAAAGGAGTAGACAATGGCCGCTTCGATGGGTTGGGCTGCACAGTTCGGGGCGGGGGCCGCTAATCCCGTCACCTCCCAATTCGAGTTCATCTCTTGTGGCATCGGCAAGCGGGGGGCTCTCGTGGAGAGTCCCGGATGCCGGGGAACCCGGTCTCACATCCATGAATCGGTCAACGAGGGTCCGTATACCGTAGGCGGCGCGGTAGTCATGGAACCGCGCCCCGACGAACTCGACTTCTGGCTGCCGTACATCCTCGGGGGGGCCGAAAGCACGGACGTTTTCCCGCTGGCCGAGACCTTGCCCGTCGCCTTCGTGACCATCGACAAGATCGCCAAGGTCTATACCTACGACGGGATGAAGGTCGCACGGGCCGTGTTCGCCAGCAGCCCGGCCCAGAACCTTCGCCTCACGATGGACCTTGAGGGAAAGACGGAGACTCCCGGAAACGCCGGGACCTTCCCGACGGAGATCTCTAGCACCCTCTCGGTCTTGCAGCCGTACATCCATCAGCAGGCCATCTTGACGCTCGTTTCCACCCCTTATGCGTTAGCGAACGTCGAGGTGACAATCAACAACTCCCTGATTCTCGATCGGCTTCTGAACTCCCCGACCCGAACTGAACTCCCTGAAGCCGATCGGATCATCACGGTCAGTTGCGATATCCCGTTTACGGCCGCTGAGGCCGGTTTGTACGACATGGCCCTGGCTGGAGTGGCAGGGACGTTGAAATACACCAACGGGGCCCGCTCGCTGCTCTTTACCTTCGCGAACCTCAAGGTGCCATCCCGTGGCCCGGAGATCGCCGGAAGGAACCGGGAAATCCCGCTCCGTCTGGAACTCCAGGCATTTCGGAGTGGCGCAACCAAGGAGTTGGTCGTCACCAACGACAACACTGCCTGATCGTAACTTCGCATTTTCCAAGCCCCGGAAAACACGCCATGCCCTACGCCCTGATTTCCGACGCCACGGTTCGCGACGGCTACGTGGCCGCCATAGAACGATTGCATGGAGCAATCGACTTCAAGTACCGGCCTATGTTGCCGGAGCGAACGGAGTGGTTTACCCGAGATGATTTCCGCAAGGCCCCTGCCAAAAAGATGGTCGAGTATCAGGCGGCGGCCCTCCAGCAACAGGTGGTCGAATGGGATGTGCTGGACGGCGAGAAGTCGGCCGCAATCTCCGTGGCGACCATTCGCCGCCTCGACTGGGGCGTCCTGAACTCCATGTTCAACATCGCAGCCGGCTTCATCTCTCCGGACCCGCGGCCCGTCGATAAGCCGCTCCCCAGGGAGGAAGAGGACACCTATGCCCAGTCGCTCCTGGAGTCGGCAGAACGACAGGAGGCGCC